AGGGAAATATGTTCCTGACATTTGGGGCGCTATCTTTGATGAAGCGCCCATCAGAATGGGGTTTGCTTGCGTTACCGGATTCATGGCAGGACTTGAAACACCACAGGAAATATATGAGCAGATGTCACTTTCAGACCTTCAGCAGTTATACGCTGACGGGCATGAGGTATACTCTCATTCATATTCACATCCTGCGTTTTATTCTCCAACTACAACAATTAGCGAAACAGAAAGACAATGCAGACTATCAAAGCAATGGCTTGACTCAAACGGGTTTTCAAGAACTTCTGACATTATAGTTTATCCGGGCGGTCTTGGTGAAACACAAACAGCAAAGCAGGATGTTGTCAGACAGTTTTACAGATACGGCATTGATACTGTTGGTGGAGGAATCAATCCTGAGCCGATAGCAAACCCGCTTTGTATTTACAGATTCAATGCTGACACAGGAACACTTGATGAACTGAAAGCTAAAGTTGATGAAGCAGTAGCATCAAAGAAATTGCTTGTGTTTATGAATCATGCTTATCAACTGCACTTAAACGAGGAAACGCAAGTAGCAAAAATAATTTCGTTGATTCAGTATATACAGGGTAAAGGTGCGTTGATAATGCCGTTCGGTGAAGCAATCCATAGGATTTACGGGTGGAATTAAAGTGTCCAATTACAACGCAAACCAACGCACAAAATTATGCGTTGAATATGCGTTAAATTGGACTTTAAATCAGATAACGTATCAGAGCGAACGCTCGCCGTGGGAGATACCTGTATCATCCCCGGTTCCCCAAAAGGAGGAATTCATGCATGAACTCAGGCTGGTTGTGATAATAACATTTGGTGCGGTTGTGGGAGCAATCGGCATTGACATTTTGCTGATGCTTCTCAGAGCTGTATTTTACTGAGAAAGGTGGTGAAAACGTGATCCAGACAGTCATTTGCGATAGATGCAAAAAACCAATTCGACCTCCCGATGCGTCAAGGGTTGGAATGGCTATTTCTGCTGATTCAATGAGCATCGTACACATCCCCGGATATGACGGGGCGTATGCCGATCAATTTGCGTATGCTGACCTCTGCCCAGAGTGTGCAGATAAATTTAGAAAATTCATGGAAGGAGACAAAAACAATGGCAATGAATGAACTTTTTTACCGAGTGATCAGAACATTCCTCAAGGGAACGGGAGCCAAAGAGGCGGAGACCCACAGCGTCCAGTATTTCAATGATTTTGGCGAAGCCAAAGCTCGTTTTTTTAGTATCGTAGCTGCTGATTATGCAGATGCGGATATCACCTATGCTCAGGTATTTATCATCGATAAATTTGGGCGAATTCCTGAAGGCCGGATCGAAACATTCGACCGCAGGGATTTTACTCCACAGCCGGAACCTCAGCCGGAACCGGAACCGGAACCCACGCCGGAGCCTGAGGCCGAAACGGAGGGAGCAGAGGATCATGCGGAAGAAGCAGATCCGGAAGCCGAAGCTGACAACGCTTGACAAAAGCCATTTGCCGGGGGCATCGTCCCCGGTTTTTTTATTGGAAAATCGTGGCATCTGAATTTTTGACAAAAACGGGGTTGCGGAGAAAGAAAGATTTTGGAAAAATGAAGCTGCAGGAGGAGAAGGGGGCTTGACAGGTATGAACGTTACCGCATTTTTGCTCCTGATCCTTGTCGCGGCGGCTCTGGCAATCACGATGGGAAGCGGGGATGGGATGGCATGATACAGGCAAAAGACCTGGTGAATAAATTCTACAGCTCGCTGGATGACCATTGGGGCTATATTTACGGATGTTCCCATGAGATGTGGAGCGAGGCAAAACAGCGGGAGTATGAGCGCAAGTACTCCGACGATCCAGATCGCCAGAACAGCTGCAAATATGGCGGGAAATGGGTTGGCCACTGGGTGACGGACTGCTCCGGGCTTTTCCATTACTGGTTCAACCAGCTCGGCGGCAAGATCGCTCATGGGAGCAACAGCATCTGGGACAATTACTGCACGGACAAGGGCGAGCTGCGGAATGGATCCAGGACGGACGGAAAGCCGCTGAAGCCTGGTACGGCAGTATTCACGACATCGAGCAACGGGCGACACAACCACATCGGCCTTTATGTCGGGGGTGGGATGGTCATCGAAGCTCAAGGCGCGCTGGCTGGCGTTGTCACATCCGTGGTGACCAACAAGAAGTGGACGCTCTGTGGAGAGCTGAAAGGCGTAAGCTACGAAGAAGGAGGCGAAAAGACCATGACTGCAAAGGTCGTTCTTCCGACAGGGAAAAGCGGCAGGACGGTAAATATGCGGGAAAAGGCCAGCACCAGCTCCGGCATCGTCAAACAGGTTCCGGTCGGATCCACGGTGGATCTGTACGAGGATCTGGGTCAATGGTGCCGGATCGGATACGGCGGGCAGGCCGGATACATGATGAGCGATTATCTGGAGTACGGCCAGCAGGATGAAACCGGCGGCGCGGATCTGACCCCGGAGGAGATGAATCAGATCGACGTTTGCATGACCAGTATCCAGCAGGCAGCAAAAGCCATTGATAAGTGGGCTGAGCAGATCGGAAGCATTATCGGAAGGGGGTGAATCCAATGCAGAACGCACTCCCTACGGTCGAGGGGCTTACACCGTTGATTCTCTGGTACACGTTTGTTGGAGTTGTCAGCATCGGCGGTCTGATTGTGCTTTATGGCAAAGTGGTTGAGGTCTTCCAGAAGCACAAGAAGAATAAAGACGATGCCAAGGCCAAAGAAGATGGCACCATCCAAGGCCAGCTCAAGGAGATCAACAAGCGGCTGGACACCATCGACGATTACATCCGCGAATCGGACAGAAAGTTCGACCGGGATAATCGGAGGTTAAACTCGCTGGAAACAAACGTTGCCCACATCGAGAAGGGAATAAATGCGCTGGCCCGGGCTGAGCTGGCCCACATCCAGCACGATATGACCGGTAACCATACAGATAATCTTGGACAGGCCGAGAAAGAAATCACCAACTACCTGACGAAGAAGGAGGAAGAATCATGACTTGGGATGATATCAAAAGGAAACTGACCAGCCGGAAGTTCTGGACGGCTGTGGCTGAGTTTGTCGCAATGCTGATCATCGCTCTCAAGGGCAATCAGGAAACAGCGGCTCAGGTGACCGCGTTGATCATGGCCGGGGCTGGTGTCATCGCATACATCGTTGGCGAGGGACTGGCCGACGCGGCAGGAGCCAAGCAGGCATTTGCAATCCATCTGCCTGAAGAAATGTATCAGCAAGAAGACAAACCGCCTGAACAAATTGACGAATGATCGCTAGAATGGTAAAATCCTCCTATAAGAGGAGGGCATCACAATGAAAAACGAGAAAAGAGTTCCCCTGTTTGATAACCTCAGCGATGATCAGAAAACCGTCTCCATCCCCTACTATGTCCATGAGGGCGAGATGTACCGGGTGGAGCGGCTCAATAAGCGGTGGTTCATCGCGTTTCTGATCGTGCTGTTTATGCTGTTTGGCACGAACCTCGGCTGGGTCATCTATGAGAACCAGTTCGAGACATACTCCTATGAGATCCAGCAGGATTCCGGCGAGGGCGGCAACAACACCTACACCGGAAATACTGTGCGCATGGTTGGAGGTAACAACTATGGCGAGGCAAACGATCAGAATAACGGTCAGGAAGCCGGTGAAAGTGATCAGCAGATCAACAGCATCGGCAACGAAAACCTGCCCTAAGTGCAATGGATCGGGAAGGGTCAGGGCATGATCAATCCCGAGCTGAGCAGAAGCCAGATTGAGGAGCTTCTGTATGAATGGATCATCGGCCCGCATGCGGAACGCGACAGGGCCATCCTGCGCAGGCGGCTCTTTGATGGCGTAACCTATGAACGCCTGGCGGAAGAGTTTGATCTGTCGGTGCGCTGCACCAAGCAGATCGTCTATAAGGGGCAGGCAAAGATATTCAAGCACATCCCCGGCTGAAGGGCCGGGGGGTTATTTTGTGCTTGACAATGCAATAGCAAAATTGTAATATATAGCTGAGCCTCGCAAAGGGGCCAGAAAGAAGGAGGGCAAACATCATGGAAAACACCAACGAAAAGCGGTACCACATCCGGCCTGAATACCTGTCTATGTGGGGAGACTATACGCCGGAGGAATATGTGGTCACGGAATCCGAGCTGCACTACCTGGCCCGCGAATGGGAAAAGAGCGAGGACGAACTGCTGGAGGAGCTGGAGGAAATCTGACGGAGGACAGCATGGATCTGGAAAATATGATACCCATCGCGCAGTACGCGGCGAAGATCGGCAAGGCCACCATCACGGTGGCGGATAAATGCAGGCGCGGGGCCCTGCCGGGGGCCATTAAAATCGGGCGGGACTGGTTTGTGCCTGCGGATGCTGAATACCCGGATTATCGGGTGCGCAGCGGCAAATATGTAGGTATGAAACGCAATAGATAAAGATCGCTGGAGCTGACCGCTTCGGCGGTCTTTTTTTTATGCCTTTTTGGCCCCTGGTGCGGATAAAAGATGCACGGAATATGCACGTGAGCGTTATCGAACAAACGGCCCGCAAGGCTCAAAATAAGGGCAAAGGAGGGAAACTGCGATGAACAAACTGGTGGCCAGACTGATCGACTGCGGGATGACTCGTGCGGTGGCGTTGTGCGTGCTTCGGAGGTTCCCGGATCTGAAAACGGCAGAGAGATATGTTGAGGAGATCGAGGAGGTCAGCCGTGAGCAGATGGATCATGTATAACCCATCTCCCACGGGCCGGAATGTTGGCGACTGCGCGGTGCGTGCCATTGCGAAGGCCCTGGGGACGGATTGGGAAACGGCCTATGCGCTGATCGCGCTCAACGGCTATCTGATGGGAGATATGCCTTCCAGCAATTCCGTCTGGGGCGCGGTGCTGCGTCAGAATGGGTTTTACCGATCCGCCATTGCAAACACTTGCCCGGATTGCTACACAATCGCGGACTTCGCGGACGATCACCCGGAGGGGGTCTACGTTGTAGGGACAGGCTCCCATGTGTGCACGATCAGGGATGGGATCGTCTACGACAGTTGGGACTCAACGCAGGAAATCCCGCAGTTTTACTGGCATAAGGAGGCAAAACGATGATCAACCAGTTTGGACAGTTTATCCCGGACTACCCGGGCCAGCAATACTGGCAGGATCCGGCCTACATGCGGTATATCGGCCAGCAGCACCAGCAGCCCATGCAGCAGGCTCAGCAGGTGCAAGGGACACAAATGTCCTCAGCAAACCAGCAGCCAAGCAGCCGCATGGTGGAGGTTGTGCCAGCATCCTCTGAGCAGGCCGCAAAGGAGTTTCCGGTGCCTGCAGGAGCCACGCAGATGATCATCGGCAACGATGACTCATTCATCGCGGTCAAGGCGGTCAGCATGACGGGGCAGATCACCTTTGACATCTACGACAAACGGCCACCGGCTCCGCCTGAAAAGCCCGTTGATCTGGGGGCATTTGTCACGCGGGATGAGCTGGAAAAGCGGCTGGCTGAGCTGAAGAAAGAGGAGGTACCGGAAGCATGAGCATCTTTGACAGCCTGGGCAACAGAGCCCAGCAGGGGCAGCAGATGAACCAGCAGACCATGCAGAACGAGCTCGGAAGCATCAAGGCTGATCCTGGTAAGTATCTGAAGGGACACGGGTTCAACATCCCGGCAGGCATGACGGATCCGAAGCAGATCACACAGCATCTGCTCCGCACCGGGCAGGTTGGCTCACCAAGGCTTCAGCAGGTCATGCGGATGCTGGGGAGGTAAACGGCTTATTCCGGCGGGAACTGATCATTTCCACCGGAATAATGCTCAGAAATGCGTTTTAATCTGCATTTTTGCGGAAAAAGTGCAGATTTAACGATCAAAACACCCAGAAAATGATTTCTTTCGTCGAGTGCGCATAGACGATTTGAAATAAATCTATCACGAAAGGAATCAAAAACAATGGCACTTACTGATGAAAACGGCACCGGAATGGTGATGCCTGTGGCTCCCATGTATGGCGGCGGTTATGGCAACGGCGGCAGCGGCTTCTTCGGCGGGGACTGGGCCTGGATTATCCTGCTCCTGCTGATCGGCGGCAACGGATGGGGCATGGGCGGCTTCGGCATGGGCGGCATGATGCCCTGGATGATGGGCGGGGCCATGGACGG